ACGATTTCCACATGGAATAATACATACAAAAGCTATGTACCATTAAAGCGTGATGAAATGGACTTAGGCTTTGGCATGGGTACAGGTCAAGGATTTTCAGTGAAAGGCGGCGCGGCCAAACGTGCGATGGGTTCAAGCAAGCAGGTCGTGGATATTATCGCTAATATTGCTCAACAACGTGAGCAGTACATTATTAGAGGTGAAAAGAATCGCGTTGCTACTGCGCTAGTTGGTTTGGCAAAAACAAATCCAAATGAAGATTTCTGGGAAGTAGATAATCCACCGCGTATTAGAATGATTGGTAAAGAGAGTGGGCTTGTTGAAGAGTACACAGACCCTACTTACAAAAACCATCCTAATGTAATTGTTGCACGCATTCTTAATAAGCGTGGTGAGGTTGAAGAGCGCTCAGTCGTATTTAATAAATCAAATGAGCGTGCTATGCAGCTGTCTGCTAGCATGAAAAATCTGGACGTAGATCAGATGGAGGGCTGGCTACGCGATTGGGTTGCGCCTATCACCAGATACTTTGCCAGTGTAAACACGCAATACAATCCTATATTTGGCACATTAAATATCATTCGAGATGTGCAAGGCGCTTTACTGAACTTAAGTACAACGCCGATTGCAGGTAAGCAGAAAGGTGTATTGAAGCTGCTTACGCCTGCATTGCGCGGCATATATGCCGACACTAGAACGGCCAACGGAATTAAAAAACCTTTACAGTTTTTTAGCTACACACAATCCCAGAAGCAACAAGCACAAGCCATGCGCACACTCTGGGAAGAGTTCCAGCGCGAAGGCGGCAAGACAGGCTACCGTGATATGTTTGCCAATGCCGCAGAACGTAGCGAAGCCATACAAAAATCAATTGATCCGACTTGGTGGGCTAAAACAAAATTAGGTAAGGTTGTTTCTGCAAATGGACTGCTAACAGTGCCAGAAGAAATGATTAAAGATAAGACCATCAAACCTATCTTTGATTGGTTATCTGATTATAACGAAACGCTTGAGAACTCTGTGCGCCTGGCAGTTTATAAAGTGGCGGTTGATAACGGACAGACTAAGCAGCAGGCGGCAAGTATAGCTAAAAATATTAGCGTTAACTTTAACCGCAAGGGCAACATGGGGCAGAACTTAGGCGCGCTATATGCCTTCTTTAATGCATCCGTTCAGGGTACCGCACGTATTGCTGAAACCCTGACAGGGAAACGTGGTCAACAGATTGTTGCAGGCGGCTTGCTGTTTGGTGCGATGCAGGCAGTCGCATTAATGCTGGCTGGCTTTGGTGATGAAGAGCCGCGAGAGTTTGTGCGTGATAGAAATATCATAATACCGCTAGGCGACAAACGTTACGCAACAATCCCAATGCCATTGGGCTACAACGCTATCCCAAATTTAGGCCGCATCTTAACTGAATGGGCCTTGTCTGGATTTGAGAAAACTAACGACAGATTCACACATATATTAAGTATGTCTGCAGAGGTGTTTAACCCGATTGGCGGTAACGGTAGCATTATGAGTATTGTTACTCCAACGGCACTTGATCCGGTTAATGATTTATCACAAAACAAGGATTGGACGAATAACCAGATTTCACGCGAGGATATTAACCAGAACGCGCAAACTGCAGGCTTTACACGGACTAAAGATAAAACTTGGTCTGGCTATGTTGAGATTGCAAGATTTATTAATAAACTAACCGGCGGCACGGAATATACAGCAGGAAATATTAGCCCAACAGGCGATGCGATTGATTACCTTGTTGGGCAGGCTTTCGGTGGCGTGGGTAGAGAGTTAAGCAAAGCTGGCACAACAGCAGAAGCTTTGTTGACAGGTGAAGAATTGCCGCCTTATAAAGTACCGCTTGTAGGACGTTTCTATGGCGATGCTAAAGGGCAGGCTGCGCAAAGCTCAGAGTTTTACAATAACTTGCGCATGCTAGGTAAACATGAAACTGAGATTAAAGGTCGCCGCGCTGATAATATTGGCACTCAGGAATATCGTAAAGAAAACCCAGAGGCTGCGTTAATCGCTCACGCAAAGCAATCAGATAAGATTGTACGCAACCTTCGCAAACTTAAAGAAAGCAAGGTAGAGGCAGGAGCACCAGCATCAGAGGTTAAAGCAGTTGATGAGCGAATCACCAAGCAAATGCAAAAACTAAACGAGCTGGTTAGAAAAAAGAAAGAAGCAGTCGCCCAATAGAAAATAAAGCACAGCCAGCTAAAACCACCCAACCAGCGAGCAATAATATTTTATCCATGCGATATAATAAGCTCATTGGTTGAGCGTGTGTATTTATTTGCATCGATTACTTAAATCCAATAGTTCTGAATATAAATGCAATTACGTTTATAATCGATTCTAGTTAGCTTGATGTGTGTAACGTTTTTTAAGTGTTAAAGGTAGTGATTTAATACTATGTTTAACCTAGTTACACATAAATTACACTAGATGGTCTGAAAGCCGCTTATTTGCTTGTTATTTGGTGCCCAGAAGAAGCACATTTATCTGATATTGTTTAACATCAAAACTTTCAAATAGTATCAAATTCAATCACTTATTGTATTACAATGCGTTTTGTTGAAACTGTAAAGCGCATATAATATCAATGAAATTACACATAAATTACACACAAAGTCATGGCCTCAATTAAGCCATCAGCCAAGGGCTATCGAGCTTTTGTCTATGTCAAAGGCGTACGAGACAGCCAAACATTCCGTACAATGCGTGAAGCTAACGCTTGGGCAAGTGCGCGTGAAACAGAATTACGTGCCAGCGATAAGCTGCCTGTATCGGATAAGCATACCTTGCGCGATCTATTAGAAAAATACCGTGATGAAGTTTCAATCACAAAGCGCGGATCGCGTTGGGAAGTGGTGCGTATCAATAAGTTTTTAAAGAGCGCCCTGCCAATAGATAAGCCTTTGTCAAAATGTACTACCGAAATAATAGGCCAATGGCGCGATAAACAGACGCTTAGTGCTGGCTCTATTATCCGTGAGCTTGGTATGTTGCGATCTATATTTGAGTTCGCCAGGCGCGAGTTAAAGTGGGTTTCTGAAAATCCGCTCAAAGATGTGCGAAAGCCGCCGGCACCAAGGCATAGAGAAGTGACAATAACACGCTGGCAGATTAAGAAAATGCTGAAAGCGTTTGGTTTAACCAGAGGTGAGATTAAAAACAAATCACAGTCAGTTGCGGTATGCTTTTTAGTAGCACTTAGAACTGGCATGAGGGCAGGTGAGTTGTGTGATTTAACTTGGGTTAATGTTAAGTCAAATTATTGTATTCTGCCGATGACAAAAACCATTCCGCGCAATGTGCCGTTATCAAAGAAAGCAATCAGGCTGATAGAGCGAATGCGAGGCTACGATGATGCGCTGGTATTTAATTTAACTGATACCGTGCGTGATGTGCTATTCAGAAAGGCTAGGGATAAAGCCGGGCTAGAAGGCTTTACTTTTCACGATGCAAGACATACTGCAGCAACGTGGATCAGCCGTAAGGTTGATGCTTTGACTCTATGTAAGATATTTGGCTGGTCAGACACTAAAATGGCGCTCACTTACTACAACCCGAAAGCAAGCGACATTTCTAAGCTGCTCGACTAAGTAAGGCATTATCTATCTCAGTAATTGAAATCATGCCAATTTTATTCAGCTTAATATCGCCACGAGATACAATCTTTCTAAGTGTATTTTGACTAATGCCTAATATCTCCGCTGCTTGTTTCTGCGTAACTTGTAGCGGCCTTGGGTGCATTTCTGCATAAGTCTGCACTGCTTTTAATGCTATTTCAAACTCACTCATTGCTATTTCCCTTCTAACTTTTCTTGTTTGTACTTAACTTTAATTTCAGACTAAAAGCCTTGCTTGAATAAATCGCTTGCCAGTTGCGATGCCACTGAGAAGCCTTTTGCTTCTTTGGTGCCGCCCAGCCATATAACGTAGAACTATCTAGTCATGCTCGGCTTTCAGTTCGCCTATTTGTTTGATGATGGCGCTTCTATATGCGCCCATGCTTTGAAACGTAATCGCTAGTGCGTCATTGGCCACAATGTTTTTACAGCGTTCAATCACCTCATTATCATGCGATGCTAATGATTGTGCAGGGGTTGAGGATAGGACTTTGCGAGCTTTGTTATATGCTTTAAAGTGAATGTCTGACAATTTACCTATTACGTCACCTTGGTAATCATCTTCGCAGTTGTAAACATTGTCATCTGCTTTAACTATTCTCTCCAAAGCATCCCTCAATCGCGAGTTATCTGCTTGGAGTTCCTCCACACGTTGCTTAAGTGAATTTATTTCACTCTCGCTGGATTTGGTGGCGGCTTGCCATGCTTTCTTTAACCCATTGTGCGAATACCCATCACTATGTATTAAATACCACTTCTCAAACGCTTGATTTACTTGGTTAGTCATTCCACCACCTCAGTATTGGTTGGTGCTGTGTTTAGTTCACGCAATCTAGCACTTAATAAATTTGCAAAATTATCAACGTTACCTTTTGCTAATGATTTATATAAAACCCTACGCTCTTCATAACTTACATCAATCCACTCAGGTATTTGCTTAGGTGGTGAGGTGTAGAGTTTTGTAGGCCACAAATGGTAAGGGAACTTGTTATTTTCATTCCTAGATTCAAGCTCTTTAATCATGTATGTTGATATGGTACATACTAATGATGCATCGGCGTAAGCTACCGCCTCTTGCTGTTCGTTCTGCGATATTGGTGATGCCGTATTTGATAAACGTTGCAACTCTCTAGCAAGTTCGCTTCTTGTGTAATTCGGCAATCCTTCAAGAACTAATCTAAGTTTCTCGTTAAAATATCTAACGTCTAACTTCTCGTGCTCATTATTTTGTGTCATGTTTAACCTCACTAAGTTTGTCGTAGGTGGCTAGGGCTTTTTCTGCCATATCCCAAGCCGTTATCCTCATAGCGTCATATACATAATCTTTACCGTTAACCTCTTTGTATTCTCTAGTTGTGAGTAGCATAGTCAAAGCCTCCACCAACACATCTGCCGATGCTACTTTGGCGCGTAGTGTTTGGATTTCTGCATGGTCAGCAATTGCTCTGGCGCTAGCTTCTTCCGCTGTCTTAGTAATTGCTTCTATAACATTTATTTTCTCAGCCAGCATTGATGCAACTGAATCATAACAATTTGCACATTTCATAATCATTCACCTATATCTCTAATTTTATGTATGAATACATTTAGCTTATCAATAACTGTGTACCACCAAAACTTAGGTGCCGCGTTGAAAATATATTCAAACCACCAATATATTTTGCCTTTTAAAGATTTTTTATCATAAGAACAGAAATCTTTGCTTTCTACTGTGAGTCCTCTCCAAGCCATAATCATTCACCTTTCTTTGGTGTGCGTGGGTCTTTAAATTCAGTGCCAAATTGCTGTTTACTAATGCGGATAAATTCAACATCATCATCATTAACTCTTACTTTTCCGTGAAAACTATTAGCATTAGGGTAGCAATTTTCGATTACTGTTCCGTCAAACAACTTAACATCGTGATTTAACTTAAGCCTGTATCTTTTTGCATCATTTTTATAGTCAACCCACTGGAATAAATAAAAAGCGTAAGGGCTACTACCTAAAAACAACTCCATAAAAATATCTCTTGGATAATCTATGTCTGATTTATCAATAGGGTTCTTAAGCATCACTCCACCCACTCTGCATTACTCTGTGCACTAGCTTGCGTGTCTGGGATTAGTGCGCGAACCGATTCCTTATCACGCATAAACCCATTTAGCCAATTATGGTTAGGGCAATATTTCCGTAATAAAAATTCAGCATTAGATAGTGCACTAAGCGCTCTTTCTAACGCTTCCGCTACATTGTCTATAGGCGCGGCGGCTTGGTAGGCTTTAGCGAAGGCTTCTAGTTGCTCGCTTGTAAAGTAATGGTAAGTTGTGCCATTTCGCCAAGTTGAACTTTCAGCACCACTATCTTTAGCCAACTGCTCTATTAGTTCTTTACTCATGATTTAAACCTTTTCTTTTCAACTAGCGGCAAATGCAGTTCCGCTTCGGATTTTGAGTTATAGCCGCCATGTATAAATTCTCTTGTTAATCCGTTCTTATCGTTTTTAAAAATGCACCATGAGGCTCGCTGTTCTGAATAATCTACAGTGTAGTTACTCATCATTTATCTCTTTCTATAGGTGCGGTAGGTGAGGCTGGCAATGGCATCCAATAACTAGGCATATTTGCCCAAATCAATTCATTATCGCCATAGCTACGCCATTTATTTAAAGCGTTGCAGTACCAAGCATTAGCAACCCGATAGCCTTCGTTTTCAGAATCAAAACACCAAACATCTATCTCGGTGCCATCTTTAGGCGCTGTTTCAATCGGTTGCCATACGCTAGGTATCGCCTGTTGTGGTGCGGCGTAAACAGGAATCTTGAAAACGTCATTGTCATCCGCTCTGATTGATTGCGGATTGGTAATCGGCAACTTTGAAACATATCCGGCTACTGGCTCACTCTGGCTGGATTGCCTAGCTTCGCGGAGTTGGGCGAATTTAGTTAATAGATTGTTACAGCTAGTATTAGCGCTTCTAAATATCGTGCCGTTTTCTGTAATTATGAACCCTGCCGCTTTAGCATCTTCAATAATTGTTTTATCCATGATTCACCTCATTACGTTTGATAAGGGTGCGGATAATCTGAATTGCTACATCTAAACCTTCGTTGTAGCACATCAAGCCGCTAACTGATTCGTCAGAATAAATAGTGCTTTGTTTTCGTTCTGAGATAGCCTTAGCCGCCTCTTCCAGCGCATCAGCAACAGATTGAGGTTGTTGTGGGGTGGTGTATAGCAAAGATAACGGTTCAATATTATCTGTTAGCATAAGACCAAAAAATTCTTGTGTGCCTTCTGGCGTTGCTCGCTTAGATACAAACCTAGCCGCAGGCTCATCGCTCACTGCTGGTGCGTTGGTGATTAGGTCTATAAATTCTGCGTCAGATAAGGTCATAGAATGTGAACATGCTCTACGTTTCCCAATCTCTTGCATTAAAGCTTCCCTGCTAATCAAATCACTCATGCCGCCAACCTTTCACTTTCACTTCTGTAATAATTACCGCCTTTAATTGCATTTGCCCTGGCATTCATAAACTGCAAAACTTCTGCGCCAGTTACGTGATTCATCATTTCATCGTGAATTGCTACAAGCTCTTTAATCGCGTTGTAACCTACACCGTCAAAGCCAAAAGAGCCGAACTTGTGAAACCTATCTTTAAGCCTAAACATTGCTTGGCGTGCGTTGGCTATTTCATCTTTATAGGCATCGTTAAATAGGTTCATTGCCATCATGAAAACAACATCAACCGTTGACGCTAAAACATCAAAGTGCTCTGGTGTGCCTACGCCCTTTGTAATAGCTTCAAGTGCGCCATGTATTTGCTCGTTTAGCTTAACCTTTGCTTCATCGCTTACTGGCTTGGCTAGTCTTACGGTTTGATACACTGCATTAATCACTACACGATGTTTGCTAGGGTTAAATGCCTTGGTGCGTTTCTTTTGTTTTTTCATAGCCACGGTGTCCGTTTTTGTTCTGCACGATCACGCCTTGAGTTTCGTTTACTGCCTTTTGCATTTTTATGTTTTGCCATGATCTACCTTTCATAAAATTGGTGATGGTGCGGTAAGCTTTCGCCTACATTCGGTTAGCTTCTCTTCTCGATAACGAGCCATCTGGCCTAATTGTGGCTAACCGCAGAACTTCAAAACCTTTCGGCCTCATTGTGTGAGCTTGTTCCCTCACTTCTCGCACTTCTAAACAGTGCTGCTACACCATCAATTAAACCGACTTAACCCCACTAGAGGTAGCCTACGCATTGGCTTTAGTGATGCGCCACATCATAAAGTCGGCTTAATTCATGGTGCGCCTCGTAGGATTTGAACCTATCTATCTATCCGTTATGAGCGGATTGCTTTTACCTATTAAGCTAGAGGCGCTTTATTTACTACACGGCTTACTACTACCAGTTACCTTGATCGAACTTTTGCGCATCCAAGTTGCGAGCTTGGGTTATTTTTCCGTACCAAATCAAGTTCACTACTAATTCATATTTCGGTAATAGCAAGTCGTGTGGTGGCTCGTTACGTGAGCCAGCCGTTTTCTTAAGCCGCTTTCAACTCGCCAAACGATTGAGCCAACCAGCGATTAGCTGTAGCTGTATCAACGTTGTATGTCTTTGCTACTAGGTTGATGATTGATTGAGCAGTAGGGCGCACACTTCCGACTTGTACTGCAGGTATGTGATTTGCCTTAACTTCACTTTGCTCATTTACTGAAACACTCATTACGCCAGTTCCAGTTTTTATTGCATCAGCAAAAACTTTGTTAAAGTCAGATTCGTTAAATGTCGCGTCAACAACAGCACCGTCATCGTTCTTAGCCTCTGCAATGATTTGCGCTTCAAGCTCTTGGCGTGCTTTGATTTCAGCGGCTTCTTTGGCTTTACGAGCTTCTAATTCTGCTAGCTCGGCGTTGACCATTGCTGCATGCTGGCGATCAAGTACTTGCAAAGTTTTAGACGCAGCGCTTAATGCATCTTCTAGAAACTCAGCGAATATAACCTCTGTGATTTCCATTGCTTGCAGGTTGACAATTAACTTATCTAGTTGCGCAGATGTTTCACACTCAGAGCCTTCGATGATGAAGTTCTTAATGTTCTGAATATTTGCCTTAATACCATCAACACGCGCCTGCTCTTTAGCGGCCAGCTGCGCTTCGGCTTCTCTCGCTTCCTGCTCTGCCTGTAATGCGCGGTTCTGGGCTTCCAGCTGCTCTTGCGCCTTCTTGCCAGATACAATTGATGCAAGCGTATCAAGCGTAGCTTTTAATGCGTACTCGGCTTCTATAAAGCGTTCGCCAAACTCGGCAGGCGTAGGAATTAACGGGGATAATTCCGCGATAGCCTCTTCAATATCGGCCACTGATTTATTCATAACTTCCAGTGGCTTGTTTTTGATAGCGTCAATCTTGTTTTGAATAGCGGCTTTTGCATCTTCTTCTGCTTTTAGCTTGGCTGCTTTCTCAGTTTCGATGCGCTCTTCTTCGGCTTTAATATCAGCGTGAAACTTATCTTCGTGAGGAGTTACGGCGCTTTCAAGTTCCGTATATTTGCTTTCAAGCAATTTGCCGATAGCTGTAATTGGCGCTTTACGTGCTGCACGCTCTTTATCTGCATCAATACGGATAGCACGTAAGACAGCGCGATGCTCTTTTGCTACGGCCATGCCTTCTTTAGTTTGAATGTTGTATTCAATGCCTGTGCTATTTGCAATCGCCGTTTCTAGGCGCGCTTTAAACGGTTCGTAAACTGCTGCTGCGTAAGTTTCTGGGTCTAACGTAACCAGTGCTTGATTTGCAATGCTGGCGGCTTCTACTGTTTGTAATGGCTTGTTCATGGCTAGTGTCCTTTTTGGTAATCTTGTTTTGTTGCAACTGAAACTTTGCAACGATCATTAGGGTTCTTTGCTTCGCTGTGCTGCTTTGTCATGCTTTCTGTAAATCTTGCAGCATCCCAAACGCGATGATGTTGAACGTGTGATTCACCGTTGTTCTTGGTAATGCGCAGATACAAGTCATTGCCCATTAAGTTACTCATGATGTTTTCCTTTGATCGTAATTTTCTAAAAGTGCTTCGATGTGTTCTGGCTTGAACTTCTCTAGCTTTTCTCTTACTTTGCCTTCTGCTACAAATACTGCTTTCTCTAACTTGTTGATGTAATCGTCATCACGCCATACACGCTGGATATATAAGCGCATGTGTTCTGGCATTCGCGGATCGAAGCTCACCCAATCCCACCAATCCGCACCACATACCCAGATACAGCCTTGAACCTGCGGCATAAACTCTTTTTCGTTCATGCCGTTAATGAATCGGTCTATGTGAATTTTCGGGTCTTTAGGACACTTAAACTCTGTACCGCCATTTCTACCTACAAGGCCATCTGGTGATACGCCTGTAATATCCCCGTATTTCGGGTGTTTAATAAATGATGCTTGTTCCACAATGTTGCCTGTGCGAAAGCTGTATGCCGTTCTTGCAAAAGGTTCTGTATCACGCCCCCATTTGAGAGCGTAAGAATCCATGCCAGTATCAATAAAATCATTCGTTAATCGCTCTACTACGATTTGATTGATTAAATCGCTATAAGCCTTCGTGCCCTCTGCCAACAAATCAACAAATCGAGAACCAGTGAACTTGCCTGCGCGATCTGCATACCACTGTTGGGTACGCTGCTCTGGGCTTAATAGGTTCTCGTTTTCAAACATTACGCTTGGCCTTGTTGCTGCGCTTCTGCCTGGTCCATTTCACTGACAAATGAATCTTGCACGGTAGGCGCATGGTTAAAGTCTGCTTCTTTGGCAATCTCTAAAATACGCAAGTACTCTTGTTCCCCTACTAGAACTGCATCTGCGCGGTTAGCCTTACCAATGGATTTCCATTGCGTTAAGAAGGCTGCTGAACCTTTTGCAGCGAACGCCTCTAGCGCGGTAATCAAGCCGGTACGGCGGCTTTCCTGTTCTGCATCAATTACACGGCCTTGCTGCTGCTCTTGAGCTTGGCGGCCATATTCAGCGCCGTTACGTGGGCGCGTCTGTGCTGGCTTCTCGTTCAATTCAATTTCATCTGGTGTGTAAACACCTAAAATTGCTGACGGGGTATAAAGTCTTGACCAGTTCTTTACCTGCAAGTAGCCCATCTGTTGCTTTACGTTGGTTTTCCAAAGTGGGCTATTTTTAGTAGTCACTGAATTACTGTTAAGCCACTCGCCCCAAGTGATCTCACTCTGGCCGCGAAGTACTGCACCAACTCGGCAGCTAACCGACATACTTGCACCGCTGCCGACTTCATCTTTATATTCATAGCTAAATGGGCTGCAAATCGCATTGCTTGAAGTTACTGCAGCATTTACTAACTGCGCCTCATAACCAAGCACGCCATTAACTAAGTGTGTTTTCTGGGCTACTGCAAAAGGGTTCATGCCCCAATTTGACGCTTGAATAATGATGGCTAAACAATCACCTTCATTACCTTGCAAGTGTTTAGGTACAGTTACTTTGCTGCTTGCCATTGTTTTAGCCAGTGCTGTAGCTCGTGCCATATTTTCATCGTTGGTGATAAGTGCCATTGAGTTAGCGCGATCACTTTGAATCACGTTAAGCTCTGGCGCGTCCTGCTGGACTACTGCGGTTGATGCTTCCATTTGATACCTTTCTTAATCGGGACTATGCCGATAGTTGAAAATCCTAAATACTTACTTTTATTGCTCTCAAAAAACTCTTAACTATTCCGCTTCCATGCCTGCGGCAATAGCTGTAATACTGCGTAAAACTCATTCTCTTTCCAGTCTTGAAACCTTGCTGCACTCAATCGTTGCCTTGCTACTGCCAAAATCTACGTTGCACCAGCTTGATTTGTACTTTGCTTTTTCTTCGTTAATCGCTTTCTGTTCCACGTAAGCAACTAGAGCGAGTAGGGCAAAGAAGGCTAGTGAACCGATAACTACCCATAAGGCTGTGTAAAGTTTTTTCATAGTGGATGCCTCGCTCTAATCTGTTTCATCAGTTGCATGTTGTAATCAAGCTTGTTTGGTGCGGCTTCATAGCCTGCTTGGTACTCTGCAAACTCGTTGGCGTGCTTGTTTTCAGATTCCTCAAACACCACACGCTTAACGCCGTCTTGGTCAATGATGTATTGCTCTAGTGAGGGCATGGTTAAAACTTACCTTCAATACTCTCAATAACCTCAATGGCCGCTGTGTTTTCCGCATAAGAATCACGTACAACATCACCATGCAAACCTGCATACTTGCCGCCAGCGTTGTTAATTTCGCTTATAAAGCTTTGTACTTTTTTCAAAGCCTCAAGCAATTCATCACGTTGTTGAGTTACGTTAACAATCACATTAGATTGCGAGTGAAATCTTTGCCACAAGTCTGCTTCGTGCAGTTCTTCATCACTAATGCGAGAACAAGCATTTACACAAGCTACGATGCGCCTAGCGTCACGTTCGCTGATAGCAGCTACAGTTGCGCCGTATTCATAATTGTTGTGGTAAACAGGTCGCACTAAGTAGGCTATGTCTAGCCTTACAGAAGTCTTTTCCGCTACGCACCACGGCTCTTTTGTATGCTCAGTCATGATTAAGCCGCCTCTGGCGATGTATGTGCCATCATCTGGCGCTGTGCTTCACGCGCTTTCTTAGCTTCTTTCTCAGCACGTAAGGCATCTAAACTGGCTGGCTTATGTACCAACACCTTGCCTTGTGATTTGAAAGCTTCCACGGTCTTATCTGTGCCGATAACAGCTACTTTTTTCGCCTTAACCTGCATGGCTTGCATCGCTAAACCTGATTGCAATATGTTCATTTCATTCACCTAAAAAAATGCGAGTGGTACTCTTCCTAAAATTTCCCACTCGCTAACCTGGGAGAAAGTATCGAAACGGTATTTTGCTGCGATGTGTGAATATTACCCATAGGTAATGTATGTGTCAATACCCATAGGTAATTTATTTTAATTATTTTTATAGTGAGGAAATTTGGGCGTAAAAAAACCGCACTTAAGCGGTTTGTGAACTGTTAGCTATAGGCTTACAGTTGAATGGGCGTAAAAAAACCTGCCGAAGCAGGTTAGTGTTTTAAGCTAGAAGTGTCTTGATTATTCTTTCGTATGCATCTGTAAAATAATATTTTACATATTTCTCTGGTATTTTTATCTGGAGAGCAATTCCATAGTAATCGATGTGCCCCTTTTCAATGCCATCTTTGAACTTAAGTCTTTCCGATTCAGGGCAGAGGCAAGCCAATGCCATCCAAAGCCCCTTAATATCGGACTTAAATTGTTTACTGCCATTGGTGTCAGGTATTTCAAAGTTAGATAGTAAAGTTTCTAGCTCTAATGTATTTGATGTTTTTTCGTCATCAAGGTCAAAAAGATGCATTAGCTCTTTTGTGAAAACAAATCTTTCCCAACAATAATTCAGGGAGCGAGCTAACACTATTACATTACATCCAAACTGTTGAACAAGTCTTGCCTCGGTATTGCTAGCGGATAAAAAATATCCTCTAATAATATCAGTATCTAAAGTACTTTTTACTGCAGCAATTCTTGTTGCTCCTGTTATTGAAAGAGCTTTTGGTTGTATATCTTTTCTACTAACTGGGATTTGTATTTTTTGACAATGTTCGTATAGCTCTTTAAATTTTTCCAAAATTTAACAATTTTCTTATATATCTAAAACCTCAAAATCACCTGATTCTAATCTTGATAAAGACTTATTAATTTCTTCAGCAAATTGTTCAGCACTAACATCTCTGTTACTGCCAGGGAACATTTTAAAATTGGTGGCCGCTAGAGAATCTTTATCAAATATTCTCTTCTGAAGAAATTCAATATTTTGACTCATTTTACTTCCTCTCAATTACGCTTATAACTAACGTATAAAAAACAAAAATAGCTATTGACAACTTTGCCAACAGCATTAATTGGTATAGTAAACAATAATTACCTCTTAGTAAATAGCTAGATATACGTAAACGTTTAATTTATTAAACATAATTATTTAATTACTGCCAACTACCGCACTTAGTTACTAGGTAGTAACTACTAATAATCAATAGTATTTATTACCTTGATTGGTACGCATATGTGACTAGTAAATTTGCTAATGGTTGCTTCATCTTAGTATTAACACCCTCTACGCTCCCACTTATCTTTAGCTTTAGCATCAGCTTTAGTCTGCCATTGCATATTGCTTGGATGATCTGCACCGCCACAAGCAAGCGCTTGAACATGGTCTATTATGTAGCCAGGGCATGAGCCTTTGCTGCGTCCAGTAGCAGGGCAGGGGTGCGATTGTTTAAACTGGCTCTTGGCCTTGTAGCTGCGTCTGTATTCTGCTTGTGCTGAAAGGGATGTGATTGTTAGCAGAAATATCAACAAATACTTTAATAGCATTTTAGCGATTTATGGATTTTCCGAGATGCTCGATCACCGACTTGGCAGAGTAGCTCCTAAATGCAGATTCAGGCTTTACGCCTTTATACATCTTGATAATAGCGGTTGAATCTAATCCAAGCTTTCCATACTTGGCATGTGATTGCTCATTGCTTTCGCGTTCATTGACGCTAAACCAATCGTAGCCTTTCTCATTTGTAAGTTCTGCTGATCTATACAAAAGCATGTTTTCTACTTGGTCTTTTGAGCTATAACCATTGCCTACAAATGTCACTCGATAAGAGTTTTCATCAATCTGCGCATCTGAGTAGCCGCCTGAGATGCCTTTTTTCTGATAGCTGGTTGCGCAACCAATCATCAACAATGTAACTAAAATTAAAATGAACTTCATACACCCCCCCCCTCTATCTGTAATTATTTTGCGCTTCTTTTACTGGAATAATCCATTTCCCAGTAAACCTATCATATGAAACACACGCCACCCCATAATTGCCACCGCAATTCGTGTCATACCTAAACCACCAAGCCAAAGTAAAAAGAAAAATAGCTAATGCAATATAGTGTTTGCTATTCAGATTAGGCATTTAAAATTCTTTGCTTTCCCAAGCTTTCAGCACACGGCCTAGCACTTCAAAATCCATTTCTTTTGTAATGGTCCATGTTTCGTATTTTTTATTTTCAGAGATTACCCTAATGCCTTCACCAGGTATTCGTTGAAGTGTTTTGATAAATCCTTCTTCACCAACTCTAAAGAAGTAAACGCCGTCAAACTCTAAAGTTTTAACTCCAACATCAACAATCAGCGGATCTCCTGAGTTATACATTCCACACATTGAATCACCAAAGCCGGTAACTATCGTCAAGTTATTGTTTCCTGTATTAGCAGGCACATTTTTACTTAACCACTCGCGCGTAACTTTCCACCCTGTTATTTGCCCTGATTCCCCACGTAACACCAAACCTTGACCCATTGCCCCTCTTACATCGTGATATTGGTTGATAGTAAATTCATCACTATTAAAATCATTTTGTTTTTTATTATTTTCAACATCATCTAACCAACCCTCATATAGATGATCCAGTTTTTCAACCATATCTTCGCCTATACGTTTTTTTGCTGCTTTACCTTCTTCATAAAGCATGCGTGAAACGTAGCTAGGATTTACTTCAAGCTTATCCGCTAGCTTTGCTTGTCCACCGACTTTGGCAACTAATCTAATAAGTGCTAATCGTCTTTTTTCGTATTTATCCATCTGATGATATTCCCAAACAATTACCTGCAAGTAAATAACCCATAGGTATTGACATTAACATTACCTATGGGTAACATCTCCCCATGGATAAATTACTTAAATACATTAACAACCTTGCTGGTCCTGCTAAATATTCTTTTGCAACCCAGTGCGGAACATCAATTGGCTATTTAAGAAAAGCCGTATCTAAAGGCTCTTTGCTCAGCCCTGCGCTGTGCGTGTTGATTGAGAAGCACAGCAACATGCAAGTTACTCGCAAAGACCTTCGCCCCAATGATTGGCAGGACAACTGGCCTGAATTGGTAAAAGCCGCTTAGAAAGGTATTAAAAATGAAAGCACATGAAACACCTGCATTCTCAAGAGTTAGCCGCACAGGTGAAGATCTAGCTGAATTACGTGTTAATTCCCCTCGGCACATTTTGGCCGTGATTGATTCGGTGGCTATTTCAGAAACTAGAGCATCGGGTAAAAACGTTTCTCGCACTGACATTGTTAATCGCGTCCTTGGTATTTTTGTTGAACATAAGATTGATGAAGCCAGTTTAGTTAGTAAGGCGCTTCAAGACAATCCAACAGTGCTGGAATAGGGAATGATTAATTCAATCTCTAAAACCTCAAGATTCAACGGTGCTGATTACAAGCATGACCGCGATAGCGAACGCTTAACCAATCAGTACATCGACATATTCAATTTAATGGCTGATGGTGAGTTTAGATCCCTTAGCAAAATCGCGGCATTAACCGGTCACCACGAAGCAAGCATTTCAGCGCAGTTAAGACATATGCGCAAGCCGCGCTTTGGTTCGCACACGGTTAACAAAAAGCACAAAGGTAATGGTTTGTTTGAGTATCAGCTGATCGTCAATACAAAGGCGGCAGCTTAATGGTTTACGCGCTGGCAGCTAGGCATAGCGACTTATGGATTATTGCCCCATTTGTCACGCCAGCGCACCTAATAACGGCAATATGAGAGGCAATAAAAAAATGGCACGACAACAATTATTAGACATACATAGAGAGCTTATCGTTGACCTGTTTGCAGGTGGCGGCGGTATGTCAAAGGCAATCTACATGGCACTAGGTCGCCATCCTGATATTGCGATTAACCACAATGACGATGCATTGAGTATGCATCGCGCCAATCACCCTCAAACACGCCACTTTGTAGCAGATGTATTTGAAGTGTGCCCAGATTCAGTAGTGCATGGTCGCCCAGTTGGACACCTTCACGCAAGTCCAGATTGTACGCATCATAGCCAAGCTGCAGGCGGTCAGCCTCGTAATGAAAAGCGCCGTGCATTGTCATGGGTGGTTGTTCGTTGGGCTGGTCAAGTAAAGCCTCGTGTAATTACGCTTGAGAATGTTAAGCAGGTTCAAAAATGGGGGCCATTGATTGCAAAGCGTGATAGTGCAACTGGTCGCGTGATTACATTGGACAAGTTAACTGATGCCAACGGCAAGGTTACTAACCGCATTGCCTCACCTGGTGAAGTTGTGCCGCGCGAAAAGCAATATCTAATTCCAGACCCTAAGCGTGCAGGTCAAACTTGGCAACGTTTTATAAAAATGCTTAACAACATGGGCTATGACGTTAAATGCCAAAACCTTGTTGCAGCTGATTACGGTGCAGGCACTACGCGCGACAGATTATTTATGCATGCGCGTAATGATGGGCAGCAAGTAAGATTCCCTGCACCTACGCACTTTAAAAATCCTAAGCGCGGTCAGAAGCGTTGGAGCGCTGCGCATGAACACATTGATTTCAGCATTGAATCTCAATCTATATTTGACCGTAAGAAGCCATTAGCAGAGGCCACAATGCGCCGTATCGCTAAAGGCATGATGAAGTACGTTATCAATAATGCTGATCCGTTCATCGTTCAAGTAACACAAAGCAGCTCAAATGGTATTCATGATATTAATCAACCATTGAACACCATCACAACAGCCAAAGGTGGTGAATTTGCCTTAGCAACACCAATCATGGTGCAAGCAGGCCACGGCGAAGGTAGCGGCAAAACTAAACGATGGGGCGATGGTGCTAAATCAAGCCAAGAGCCATTAGGCACAATTACTGCAAACGGTGGTGGTCAAGCTTTGGCAATGGCACACCTGCAGCAATACTACGGTGACAAAACAGAATCTGGTAATGATAGAAGCTCAGGCTTAAAAGGTTCATTGCCTACGATCACTACAGAGAATCGTCATGCATTAGTCACAACGTTTCTTGCTCAATACAACAACACTGGCAACGGTCAACCAAACCTTGGCCATGATGTACGTGAGCCTGTAAGTACCATCATTTCACAAAGAACTGTTCAAGGCCTTGTTTCTGCCAGCCTACTTGAGATAAATGAAGAAGCTATTACCGAGAAAGCTTTACGTGTATCAGCTTTCTTAATGAGCTACTACGGCACTGACAACATGAGTAGCGTTAATGAGCCGGTGCCAACCATTACAACTAAAGACCGCTTGGCCTTGGTGACAGTAATCTATCAAGGCATGCCATATCTGATTGTTGATATTAAGTTGCGCATGCTCAAGCCTAAAGAACTTTATTCAGCTCAAGGCTTTGACAAAGACTACAAATTCACACATGGCCATGATGGACGTGCTTTTACCGTAGCAGAGCAAGTGCGCATGGTTGGCAATAGCGTTTCACCTTATCCGGGCGCTGCGTTAGTTGCAGTTTGCCATGAAGGTGATGAGATGAGATTGGTCGCGTAATGAGCAGCTTACCTGAACCACTAACCCCAATAGATTGCGACCTTCGCAATTTTCCATTTATGCCGCTTGATGTAGTCAGGTTGCGCGATAGTGATTTAGCCGCATTGGAATCACCAGAGGCTTGCTGGGCGGCTGTATTGCTTTGGTGCGCATCATGGCACCAGATGCCAGCGGCTTCATTGCCAAATGATGACAGAGTGCTAGCAAACCTTGCAGGCTTTGGTCGCGTGGTTAAAGAGTGGATGAAGGTAAGAGATGGTGCGCTTAGAGGCTGGACGCTTTGCTCTGATGGCCGCCTATATCACCCTGTAATTGCTGAAAAAGCGCTAGATGCATTGGAATCTAAGTACAAGCAAGAGCACCGCACAGAGCTTGCGCGCATTAGAAAGCACAACCAAAGACACCCACATGACGCGCAACATGAAATTGACTTTGAAACGTTCATGTCTCAAAGGACAGTTAAAGGTTGTCCTATGAGACAAGGGGTTAATGTCTCACAAATGTCTCATGAGAAACAGCATCCAACAGATACAGAGACGGATACAGATACAGAGACAGATATTAAAAACATTAAACCCATTGTGCGATCTTCGACCGCACGATTTGCAGAATTTTGGGATGCATGGCCTAAAACGCCTCGCAAGGTAGCCAAGAATCATTGTGAAAAGAAATGGGCAACCAAGAAGCTAGACGCGATTGCTGACCAGATCATCCAACACGTAACGCAAATGAAAAACACTAGGCAATGGCAAGATGGCTTTGAGCCAGCGCCATTGACTTACATCAACCAAGGCCGTTGGTCAGATGAAATCTTTGTTGGTGAAAACAAAAGCACATCAAATACCAAACCTTGGTACATCAGCGTAACCGGCATTGAGGCTAAAGCAAAAGAGATGGGAATCGTTCAGCTTAAAGACGAAAACTTTGCTTACTTCAAAGAGCGTGTTTACGAGGCCGCAGGCATTACGAACGAAATGATTCGCGCAGCCAATCAGGACTTTGGAAGGAAGGCTGCTTGAGTGGGGTTTACGACTTCAACCTTGATTCAGAGAAGGTGCGCTGGCTAAAGAACTCATACAGCCTACATGCACTAGCGATGCTTGATAGGTGGATGGCAGAGGATGCAAAAGTAATTGGAATGGAAAAAGCAGTAGAAAAACGAAAGATGTTAATTCAACAGGCAAAAGAAAAGTAACCATGATTACACCAATCATTTTATTAAACGCGATGCGCAAAAACATCAAACAAGCAGACGTGATGTTTACCAACGGTAAATGCTTTCAGCTTTACATGATGCTGGCTGATTTATACCCACAAGCAGTGGCTTGGTATGAGCCTATCGATGGCCATGTGTTTACGCAAATTGGCGATAAGTTTTACGACATTAACGGTGAGCATGAATCATTGCCAGAGGGTAGCTATTTGTTTGCTGAGGAAGAGCAGGCATCGCTAAAGGATGCGTTTGATTGGGATTATGAAATAAGCAAAGTTGGCGAGGTTGTTGCGTAA